TCAAATACGCGTCGCTGTAGAACGCTGTATTCGAGGTAAGTTTGATCGCCTGTATCCCTGAATATCCACTCCTGCTGCACTTCCCGAATACGATTCTTCTGCTGTTCGCGCTGTTGTAGAGGCAAATGCCGAAGTTAAAGTAATTCGCCTTCGGTCCAAGAACCGTTAACTTCGCAGAGGCTGTGAAATCACCGGCAGGCACTTGCTGTACTAAGAGCCGGGTGTGATCGCCTCCGGACAAAATGTCCATTGCCCCATATCTGCCGTTCTCCGTCCAAGCAGACATCCCCTGGTTGATCCAGGACCACTTGCTGTCCGTGACGGTATCATTGAACTCATCGTCCATCGGATGCGGTATTGCAGGTGGCATGTCAATCGGATTCTCATAGGTCGTTGCGCTGCTGCTGCCGCCGCTGCTGGCGGTCACGAACTCAAGGCCGCTGCCATCCGCTTTGACGGCGACGACTTTCGTCCCCTGCCCCAGATAGCTGTGCGGCGTATCCGACAGCGCTAGAAAGGCATGAGAATGATCAATCTCCGCATATACGCCGGTATGTAGATGATTGACGTTCGCTTTGGCAGCCAGCATGGCGTTCACTTCCGAATCGGAATACCCGCCGCTGCTGGAAGGAGATACGGAAAGAACATCCGACCCGCTGTACTGAGACATCCGCTCCACTTTCTGATTGAGTCGGATCTCATGCTCCAGCATGGTATCGTGCAGTTCCAGCATGTAGGACAAGTCTCCGGTATCGTCGTCCTCGCTGACCGTGATCCCGCAAACTCGCAGTACACCGTCAAAGCCAACGTCGTCAGAGCCTTCCGGCGCGATGTTCCAGCCGATCCAGTCGCCGATCAGGTAGGACTCAAAGGGCTTCATCCGGTTGCCCCGATCATCCGAAAACTTCGTTACCGTCCCCTGAATCCCCCATGAAGGGTAAGCCACACGATTCAGATAGGCTTGACCGTATTCGCTGAGTCCCTCCTGGATATTGCTTGCGGATAAATATCCCTCGCGCCGCCCATATGTCGCCTGACTTGCCGAATGCGAAGCGACCGCCAGTAGCTTATCCCCTCCTTCGACGAGCACTTCGTTGACCACGCTTTTTGCGTCGATCTGGTTCTCATGGCTGACGATCGCCTGACCCGGCCGGTAGATCACCGTTTCATGCAGATCCTCGCCTTTTGTCTTATAGATTTTAAGCACGAGCTCAGGCGTCATTTCGATGTCGAAGTACCCAAGTCCCTCGGTGAACTTCGTTGCGACTTCCAATAACGGCGTCCCGACATGAAAGGACAGGCTGATGTTCTCTGAAAACACGTTCCCAAGGCTGTCCTGATCATCTTCCCAGTCGACCGTCACACCGACTAAGCCGCCTCTTGCCTTCGCTTCCAGAATCAGCGTTCTGAGCACTTTGCTCGCGGTACCGACAAACAGCCTGTCCAACACAGGCGTGCCCATGTCCTCCGGATATACCACAGCCCATCCAAGCATGGAGAGTACACCTCGTCCGCTCACCTCGATGACCTGCTGTTCACCGGAATCTACATAATTCGGTTTTCTCGATTCAATGATCCACTTGAACAGCGGATTACCGTCGAGCTTGACTAGTACCAGATTGTCGTCGGCAAGATAAGTGCTGTTTCCGCCGACGTCATCGTATCGACTGATTTTGAATCGTCCACTGCCGGGGTTGTTGCGCACCATCTGAAACGCTTTACCCCAAGCGCCGTCCAGTTGCTTGACGAGCACGTTCGGATTTGCCCTGTCGCAGAGGAAAAATTCGATACCCACATCGTCTGAAGGCAATCCGGCATACACTTCAAAGCCAATGGTGTTGCTCTCTTGAAGCGTCGGCTCTGTCAGCAGAACCTTAATCGGCCCTGTTTCCGCAGCAAGCGGAAGCTGGAAGGTGATCTCCGTCCATGACCATGCGATTACGTTGCACGGCAGGTCATTGCTATAGACATACCCGCCGTAGCTTCTCAGATACCGATTGGTGTTGCCAACATCCACTGTCGTATGCGTATATCCAAATCCGCTGCCCAGCAGCTTCAGCACGGAACCCGCCTGTCCTCTGGTAGTCGAGATCGAGTCGATTCGCGGAAACGGAGGATCGTCGGTCACGTTCCGTTCGGTGTATAGCGTTCTGGCCGCTCTTAAATAGCCAAAAGCCCAGTTCTCCGGGAAGTAGATTGCGCGCTTTTCACGCGGCTTTCCGAACCCGATATTCTCCACGACGGATAGCGCGCGCGTCTCACGCCGTTTCCCGAACTGCCTGTTTTCCACCAGCGTGAAAAATCGGGGCAGCGGAAACGGACCGCCCATGAGATTGAATGTGTTTGGCACGCTCCAACCCGTGTCGATTCCGATGGTTTCATTGACCGCACGCGCACGCCAGTAGAGGAATCCGTCGTACACGTCATATGGCTCAAAGGTCGTCATCTCACCGCACGGCAGCGCCGGCACCGTGTTCGAGCGGTAGTTCATCCCGCTAAACAGCGTGGTTCGGTCGATCTCAATCGTCAGATCGGCCGTTGCGTCCAATACCAGCTGCATCTCCATGGAGCACAGCGACGGCGTGACCTCGATGTCAGAGGTGGCAAGTTCCTGCTTGACCCACAAATATTTGCCGGTCATATCGTCGTTCGCCGCGATCACCGGGCATTGCGCGCCGTTGGTTGCAGGAGTGTACGACGATGGCGGCGTCTCATCCGTCGTCAATGCGCAGCCGATCGTTACACTCGTTCCGGCGGGCATATCACCGAGCGTCCACGTTAGGATTTCGTCGCCATATGCCGTCCCGCTTAGTGCAATCGGACCGACCACCCGGTTTCCACTGTCGTAGAAATCGAAGCCATACGGTACACCTTCCAGCAGCTCCACTTCGGATACCGACGTATCGGTCCCGCTCTGGTTCGAGCTGATGTTCAATCGATAGTACAGATATGCTGCTGGGCTTGAGATCGCAAACGCCTTGCGCTCGTTCATACTCCAGGACGTCACGCCAGTCTGCGTATCCAGTACCGTCCAATCGGTTCCATTGCTGCTGCCTTCGAACGCCCATGCTTCCGGGCTGTCGATCAGGTAGGAATCGTTTCTCGCCCGGATGGAATATCCGGCTATGATCTTAGCTGTTGCCAGCGTCACCGTAAGGACGCCGGAAGTCGCAGCAACGCCCCAGCGGGTATCGCTGTTGTTGTCGAACGCGCGCCAGCCCTCGTATCCAATGCCAAGATTGCCGCTGTCGGTTACCGTAACGCCGTCTGTGGTCGCCGCTGTCATTTGAGGAACGCAATCTATCCCTGCGGTATATCCTTCCGGGGTTGAGTTGGGATCCCGATCCAGCTGCAAGGCAAATCCATCTGTTTCGCGGGTGACCACGTGGGTGAATATGCCGGTTTCATCGAAATCCGCTCTGGTCAGCTCTTCGTAGGTACGTACCCACTTTGCCGTCAGGGCGAGGCTGCTGGTCACCGATTCATTCTGCGGTGTGATCAGTCGGATTCTATCCGGCATACTCCCTCCTTACGACCAGCTTCCGATCGTTACCTCAAATCGTGGCGCGCGCGGCCCAAGCATCTGCGTTGGCGGCGGGATCGTGTTCTTGATCAGTATGCTGTTACTCGTCCCCTGCGGCGCAAGCGAGGTAATGGTCGCCCCCGTCACCCAGGTCACGCCTTCGTCCATGCTGAACGTGAAGTCAACGTCGATCAACGAAAGCGTCAGGTTATTTGCGATTTTCGTCGTGCTGCTGTTTCGCAACTTGATTCGATGCGTTACCGTCGTGCCTTCCGGCCTGTCGCCGAAATCGAGGTCTCGGATAAATTCAGGATCTCCGGATGCATCATCGTCTAGAAACAGGATATCGTCCGGCACTTCTCCCGAGGCTTTGACGCCGTAGATGTGCAGCGCGTAGATATAGATCCGTGAATAATCTGCACCGTCAAATGGTGCATAATAGCGAAGCCGCAGAACCTTGATGGCTTCCGAAAACGTGCAGGGCTGAATGCTATCCCTCCATACGTCGTCGTCGATCATCTTTGCCGGTATTGCGCTGTTCGGCAGCGTTGCGCTGATCCAGGTACCGTCGAGTCCATTGGTGCTGTCCGCACTACCCGCGACAGCGATCGAGCCGCTGGCACCGCCGGTCGTATAGACTCTATGTATCATGCCAAGCCCGGCAACGACGAATTTCTCGGGCAGAAATACCCAAACGGTTCTCACCGCTTCGGCGTCATAGGCTTCTTTGGAGATGACGATGCTTGTATTTCCAATTCCATTCAATTGCGCCATCTGTTCGGTCGTCAAAGCCGTCGTAATGCCGTTGACATCGTTTCCGTAGTAGACGGAACCGCCGCCCACATCGTATTCAAATCTCCGTCCGGGTAAGGTTGGGTAGGGCATGTTCTGTTCCTCCTAAAAATATGCGGGGTAATACTCGATCGTAACAGTGCCGCCGATCATTTCCGTTTCCAGCTCCATGCTGTTGTCTCCGGCGTCCAGGATCATCCAGTAAGCGTCGCCGCCGTGCTTGACGATCGAGATCATATTCTGATCACCCTGCAAACATGTGTAGTGTTTCGTATCCAGCACAACGGATTCGCCACTTAGAATCGTTCCAATGTACTGAATCCAGATACCGTTGTTATGATTTCTCAGAACCGGATTGCTCAGCGGACCTTCCAGAGTGATAACCAGATTCGTCGCCGGTGCAGAACCTGCATTAAAATGCGTCCAAACTATTGGAGAAGCAGAAAACGTTCTGTTATCAGTGGTCTGACCAGTCGCGTAAAAGAACGGATCGGGCAATTCCAGCTCCAGCGCGAACTTCGCGTACCCCGGGTTCTTTCGAACGAAATGGATCTCCGTGCACAGCTCAGCCTGTGCCAGCCGGGTTTCGCCGCTTCGCAACGTCCTGCTCAGGGTATGCAGCCCCGGCTGTCCGATCGCCGTCAGGAATTCGTCGATGTTATCGTCCAGATCAGCCCGGCCCACGCCCTTGATCCACATGGATAGAACGACTTTCCTGCTGTCGAATCGCTTCTTGATCCATCGATTCCCGTGCTGCAACGGCACCCTGAGGTCGTTGCCACGGAACTTGGGGATCCCGATCCCTTCGAGCACAGCTTCCACGTCCCATTTGCCTCGCGAACTGAGCGAGAAACCGTTGAATGTCCAATTTTCAGGCATGCATCCTGCACCTCCTCTACGCCAGTCCGTACGAATGCTTCAGCAGCGTCGTTCGGATGCTGCCCGACGCCGGTTCTGGCTTGGGGTTGTTGATTACGATCTCATATTTGTTTTCCACGTTCCCCGCCTGAGACGACGTGCCTCGTTCATTGGAGTTGGATGGCGTTTTCGTGACAGCGGCAACGTCGATATTCAGTCCGTCAAACTTGGTCGGGATCGCGCGTTTCATTTCCTCTTCCACGGATCGCATGGTGTCGGTGAACCCAACGCCTAAGCCAAGGCCCATGTTCTCACCGATTCCTGCAAACACGGTCGACGGGCTGTGGATGCCAAGCACGTTCTTCGCGCCATTGATCACGCTGCGGAACAGATTCCCGATCTTGTCCTGAATCCACTGTCCCATGGACTGGATGCCTTGCCAAAGCCCCTGCACAATGTTTTTTCCGATGTTTACAACTGAAGCGATCGCTTTGGAGACACCATTCACAATCGAGGAAACAACCCTCGGCATATTCGAAGACAGCTGCGGGATCGAGCCGACGATCCCCTGGATCAGTGCCCCGATCATCCGCACACCGGCAGAAAGGATCTTCGGCAGGTTTTCGATCAAACACTCGACGATCGCTACAATCAGCTGCGGCATTGCTTCGATCAACGCGGGCAGGGCACCAATGATTCCTTCGATCAGGCCGAACAGGATCGACATGCCTGCTTCGATAACTTGGTCGATATTCTCCAGCAGCGAGGAGACGACCAGAACGACAGCTTGTACGATTGCGGGGATCAGTTGCGGCAGCGCCTGTCCGATTCCGCTGACCAGTGCGGTGATCAACTGCACCGCCGCACCCACCAGCAGCGGCAGATTATCGACGAGTGCCCAGATGATCGTCATAACGGCATCCACCGCGACCGGGATTAGCTCGGGCAGCAGGTTCAGTACCGTTCCAAGCAACTGCCGGAACAGCGACGCCGCTGTGCTCACCAGCGTGGGAAGAATCCCAGATACTTCAGACAGGATCGCATCCAATGCATCCGGCAGCGCTTTGACGATATTCTCCAATATGGGTGTAATATTCGTCATAACGGTTCGAAACGCGTCGGTCATGTTCCGCGTCAACGCCAGCGTATCCGCGTTTGCGTTACCGAGTCCCGCCACCCACGACTGTGCTGCCGCTTTCAGCATCCCGATGGAGCCTGTGATCGTCTGAGACGATTCACGCGCAAAGTTACCGGCGTATTGTTCCGTGTTCTCAAAGAACATCTGCATGGCCACTTCGGCTTTCTGTGCCTGTGTGGCCGAGCTCCATGTAAAGTCCAACCCTTTTGCCAGCGCATATGCCTGAATGCTCGTTGCACTCATGGCGACACCGAGGTTGTCCATCATGGTGAAGTTGCCCTTGGCAGCGCCAGTTACCGCTTCCAGTGCCATGGAGGTGTCGATGCCCATGACGGACGCCATATCGGCGGCACGCTGCATGGCTTTTTCGGTCAGTGCTAGACTCGTTTGCTGATCGACACCGACGCCCTGAAACAGCGCGCCCATTTTATTGGCGGTGGCAAGATATTCGCTCTGCGAAACCCCGAGGTTCTTGTATGCGTCCTCGCCGGTCTTCTGAATCGAAGCCGCATATTCGCCGAATACCGCCTCCGAGCCGCCGAGATTCTGCTCCAACGCACCAAACTGTTCGACTACCGCTTTCCCCAGCTGAAACACCGCGACACCGGCGGCAGCCAGTACGGTGCCCATAGCGGCACCTACCGTTCGCAGCACCGTGCCTAGCTTTTCAAACCGCTCTTTCGCCCGTTCCGAACGGTCCGCAGCGTCGTTGACCTCGTCACCGAATTGACCTGCCTGTTTCCCTGCGTCCTGGAACTCTTCTCCGATGCCGTCGATGGCTTTTTCGTTGCTCTTGAGCTCTCGCTCCATGTTGTTGAGCTCTGCCTGCGCGTTGTTGAGTTGTACCGTCCACTGCTGCGTCCTGCGATCGTTCTCACCGAACGATTCCGAGGCGTTCTCCAGCGCGCGCCGCAGTAGTTCGATCTTCTCCTTCTGCTCCGCAATTTGCCGGGTCAGCACCTCGTTTCGGGAAGTGAGCGCTGTGACGCTGCGATCCTGTTTGTCGAACTGTGACTCAACCAGCTTCATCTCGGAGCCGAGCACTTTGAACTGCTGGTTGATATCCCGCAGTGCCGCCTTGAACTCCCGTTCGCCGTCGATTCCGATCTTCAGACCAAAATCGTCCGCCATGTGCTCGCCTCCCCCTCAAAAAAAGCGCAAAAAAAGAACGGCCCGTAGGTCGTTCCTTTGAAAATAACTTCTTGCTTTTTTCTAGACTATTTCTTGTTGAAGCAGCTGTAATGCTTCCCTGTATAATTCCACACGCTTACGATCTTCCTCCGTGATTGTTGTCAATCGCGTCAGATCGGAGTTATGCCTCAGATCTGTAATCTTGACTTTCACTGCGATTGGATCCGACATGAGTTTCTGAATGTACTCCAAATAAGGCACGGATTCGTCATGGCAAAGAAGCCTCAGCGCTTCAATTTGCCGCTCAGCAATCCCCCATTCTTGTAGATCGGACACTGTAATTTCCGTGTCTTCCAACACATCATGCAACAGCGCGACGACGCACTCATCCTCTGTCTCCATGGATTCCGCGACGTGCAGCGGATGCATGATATATGGCAACCCGCCTTTATCATATTGGCCACGATGTGCATCCAACGCAAGCAGCGTGGCCCGCTTTGTAGATGGTGTGTATATCATATGAATACCTTATGTTGATCGCTCAAAATCTAATTTAATATGCCTTTTTCGTGATTGCGATCACTTCGGCAACGACAACCAGCACCATTGCTGCAATTGTGGTAATCATAACAGCCGGATACATGCCGTTAAACCCCGTTGCAGAAACATGCTTCATAACGATCCCGGCATATGCCCACAAGATCACAAGCCCGTAGGGATAGTCCTTATTGCGTAAGATGGTAATGATGCCGATGATTGCGCCGACAGCAATGATAGCAGCCGCCCAAACGACTTGAGACAGTCCAAATCCATTCCAACCCACGCTCACCAAAAGCGTGGTCAAGTTCGCAATGGTAGCAACCGTGATCCAGCCAAAGTAAATGCTAAAGGGCAACTTGACGAACACTTTTTCTTTCGTACTCAGCGTTTCTTTACGAATCGCACTGACGATGATGGCAAGGCACACGAGGATCAGCAGCATGAGCACCATCGAAAGGGCGATGATCCGGTAGTGCCAAGAGAAAATCCACACCGTATTCGCGATCGACGATATGGAGAAAATCACGCCGACTTTGTTCATGAGCGCATCGCTCATGTTCCTGTTTTTCTTAAAAAGCCCAAGTTGAAAGACGGTATACGCGGCAAGCAATAAATAGATGACGCCCCAGATCGCGAACGTAATGCCCGCGGGCGCAAACAGGTTCGGGTATGAGTCTGACACGGCACCTGTACCAATACCGTTGATTGGCAATATGTTAGCCAGCGCATTCACAACGACCATGAGAATAAAGGTTACAGCAGTCAAAGCTTGAATCGTCTTTTTCATATGTGTACCCCCTTTTTCCGTCATTATATCACACTTACATGCTGTTTCCGCATCGCCTTTTTCTGCAATCATAATGGATTTCTCACAAGTGATATTTACAACATTTATCAGTGTGTTACAATACAAACAAGAACATCATTTCATCTTCCCCTGATCTATTATTCTAGGAGGAAAGCGCATGAAACGGATTGTATCGATACTATTACTCATATCCCTCATCATTTCATTCTCTGGGTGTTCGAACCAGCAAGTCGACATGGTTCAAGCACCGTCACCACAACAGCAGGAAGCGTCTATTGCGCCTGCTCCGGTTGAAACAGCCGCGCCAACGCCTACGCCGGAGCCGGCGCCGTACACGCCAATGGATCTATTCGGTATAGAGTTCAATCCTTACGCCGAGATGCAGCTGCCGGATATCTTCACGATTCTCTCGGCTTCCTTCAGCAAAGGCTCTGAAAAGATGGAGGGAAAAAGCCCCTTCCTACTGTCCATCTCTGCAGAAGGCAATATGTACGCGGCCGTTGCCTATATGGCTGACGTGTCGGGTCTTTCAGAGCAAGAGAAAAACGACCGCTTTGATGAGTATTCCAAGAACGGGTTCAGCGAGTTTTCCGCAAAAGACGGCAGTATCGTAACAATCTGGCAGCAGAAACCACACGACGAGAAGCACGAAAACGGGGCATGTCGCATCGAGTTGAAGTATTATGTGCCCGATAAAGATCTGGAAAAATACACCGACCTGATACGCGACAATTACAATATGTCCGCCCTGGCCTCCGTCAAAGATCTCTTCAATATCGAGACGGACTTTACTGAATGCAGCATCGAAGTAGTGCTTCAAAAAAACGAGGCAAATGTCGCCGTGCAATACTATGTTGACGATGCGGATTTGATACAGCAGCGCGTCGCTGAAATAACTACCGACGGGTTGCGCGATTGGCACGGGCTTCCGTCCGCTGTTATTCCTTATGGCCTAATCAATAATACCCTAATATTCGACAGCAGGGGTGGTGCCGCTATCTTAGTTTTGCAATCCAGCAACGAGCTCAACTCCCCGCTAAGCGATTACGTTGAGCCTGAATTTTCTCTGACAAAGTTCGGGTTTGGTTTCGATGACGCCGGAACATGCGGTGTATATGAGCAGCACGAACCGCACTATATGAATGTTGCGATCCACAGACCAGAATGGGGCAGCTTTAACGAAGACTGGAACATTGAATATTTGGATCAGGTTAACGGTTACGGGTTGCGGATCACATATCTTCTGAGCGAGGATAAATATCATATTTCCATAGACAGTAATACCGAAGGAGCCGCATTCGACTACTTTCCTGCCACGAAGGAATATACCGGACAATACCCCGATCCGGATACGTTAACCCGTATGTTCAACGATGCCTTTGGTACACAAGGCGAGGATTTCTATGATAAACCCCTTGCTTATTTCGAGCAGCTGGTACAGGAACGTTTCGGCATGAGCGTCGATGAACTTTATGCGCTGCCAAAGCAATAGCAACGCATAATACCGTTACAATATCATTTGATCGTTGACATCTACTGGCAGGAGCATGGCTTCTGCCAGTTTTCATATTCCAACAGGAATAACATCCTCGATTGAGTATTCCACTTTCGTTTTTGCCAGCCCATGAAACTGCTGATACACCTCCCACTGATCCAAAAGAGCGCCAAGCGGCATGAGCCAGACTTCGCGCTCCGGCCGACTCAGCAGAGTCACTCCGTAAAAGAGCAACCGGGCAAACGTTTCTTCATCGCTCACCCGGCAGGCGCGTTTTTTTCCGGGTGCGGTTCGCTTTCGACAAATCGCTTGGTTCCGCGCAGCATGGAATCCATAATCGCGTCCTTGTAATCCGATAAATCCGTCGGCGTGGTCAGAAGCTCAATCGCTTCTTCCGTCAGCAGCTCTCGCTTCTCCTCCGGATGCTGGAAATTGTGGATCAGGATGCTCTGGTTCGCCAGCAACGCGATTAACCAAATCAACTCATCCAGTGCGTTCTCGAAATTCTCCGCCTTCATGAGCTTGTCGCCAAGGCTTGCAAGACCGCCGTAGCGCTTTGCAATCTGTTTCGTAGCCCCAGTGGTCAGTACCAGTTCATATGTCTTGCCGCCAATCGAGATAGGCGTTGCGCGTTCATTTTCCATATGAAGTCTCCTTTACTCCACCGTCACGGCAAACGTGGGCTCATATACGGCCGTATACCACCCAGTGATCGTTGCCGGTAATACACTCGCGTCATCTTCATTGACTTCGGCTTTCCACGGATGCTTTCCCTGTCCATCGATCTTATTGCGTCGGAAGATCGTTCCTTCAACTGTCGGCGTGTTGAAGCTTATGCTGTCGCCTTTCGTGGCAAGATTCGTTGCCGGAATGCCGAAAATCACGCGATAGAGCCAGAAGTACCGGTACTTGCCGTTGCTCTTCTTCGCGCGGAATCCAACAGCCACCGGCGATGGCATCCCTTCGCCCTGCGAGATCACCACGCCGTTATCATCGATCACCGCTCCAACCAGATCGCCGGCGACCGCAGCCCCGATGTCGTTGATTCCGAGCGAGAGTTTACCGCTCTTGAACTCCTTTACGACCTCTGCGGCTGCATCGTCGGCGAACAGCGTCGCTTCATTCAACTCGATCTCCAGATCCGCAGACATCGCCTTTGCCAGCATCTGCGGCGTGCCGTACGTTTCATCCCCGGCTGAGTCCTCCGTTATCTTGGAATAATACAGCCGGTCCAACCCCACTGTAGCCATTCAGTTTTCCTCCGTTTCTTTTGCGACGTCAATCGCAACGTGAAAATATCCCGTATCGTCTTCACGGCCTATGAATCGCCGATCGGTCACGATAAATCCCGCCGAGAGCAATGCTCGGACAAGCTGGTCTTTCTTTTTGGTATAGTTCCTCTTCGAAAAGAGCGACAACCGCGCTTCCTCGACATTCAGGCCGGGATAGTCGTCACAGTACAATGTGAAATGCTCCGAGATTGGTGATATGACGACATACGTATCCGGCGCAGCTCCCGAAAAGACGCCGGTCTCCACAGGAAGTCCTGCGTTCTCCACGATCGTGTTTAATTCTTCCAGCATGCTCATTTCACACCCAACTCTTCCTTCAGCACGTTCTGCATAGCCTCGATACAGGGTTTTCTGCTGGAAGCCCGTGTCGGCTTTAGAATCGGCTTCGGCGATTGACCATGCTTTCCATATTCCAGAATGTTTGCCAGCATGGCGTTGCTCACGCTCCGACCCTCGGAGAATCCTACCTTGATATCAAAGTTACCCTCGTCGTTTACCTTGACCGGCGATACGCCAAGCGCCGTGATCAGTTTGCCGGTCGAACGGGATTGATACTTCGTATTCCTGCCGACTGCGCTGCTCAGGTTGTCCTTCATTTTCTCAAATACAACCTTGCCGCCAGCCTCCAGTGCCTTCGGAATCGCAATATCTGTTTTCGAAGCAATCTTCGTCAACTGATCCATGAATGCCGTTGGAAGCTGTATCGACACCTTAGCCATGCGACGCCTCCATTTTCTTTGCCAACACCTCGAGGTACATCTTTTTTCCCTTTACATCCTCAACGGATGTGATTTCGAACCGTTCGCCATCGCACAGAATCACATGCTCCGTTGTAACGATCAGACCAGGAATCGTTCGAAAGCGGAACAGATCGGTTGCCTCCGAGAATGCGGCGCGGTTCACCCATTTCTGGGAACCGTGCCGCCCTTCCCGGTATGCCTGTACGGACGCGACGATCGTATCCGTTTTTGTTGCAAATCCTTCCGCGTCCTTACCGATTGTTTCTTCAACAATCGAGATGCGCACATTCATTTTGCCAAAGCTCATGTGCCAACCTTCCAATCCCGATCGAGTCGGAGCAGTGTATTCACCGTGTTCCACACCTGCTGACTAGCCTGCACGTTGTCCGCGAAGAACCCACCCGTGCTGCCGTCCCTACTCTCGTAGAAATGGGTAGCGAGCATGATTATTGCCGCCTCGGTTGTGGGTGGCATACCCGCCGCTTCGTATGTCCCGGCGGTCAGGTGCTGATAGCTTTCCGCGTAAGAAACAGCAGCGTCGATCAAGCGCTGTAGCAGTTCGTCATCCGCGTCATGCTCGAGGATCAGGTTCGCTTTGACCTTCTCCAGCAACATACTCATATCGTTATGCGTCCGCCGCCATGATCCCGGCCGCCTTCAGCGCAGCAAGCAGTGTATTGAAATCTGCGGTCAGCGCGGCAATGTCTGCCGCAACGCTCACAGCCTGGTTGGCGGCGATACGGACGACACCGGAACTGTCCGCCGCAGCGGAGGGAAGCCCCGTCACCGAAGCTCCCTCCTGAATCTCCAGCGTGCCGCCGATCACCAGTCGATCGCCGCCATCCGTCGCGTAGTTCTTACAGTTGCGGTTCACGTCGCCCACAGGAGTCTCCACGATTTCCATGTATACCCTCCGTTACGCCTTCTGCTGCAGGACCTTGATCGCTTCCGGCAGGATGAGCTTGCCGTCGAGACGCTGGGACGCGAGGAAGCCTACCTGGCCGGTGGTCGCGTACAGCTCGTTCAGGCGCTTAAACGTCCTGCCCTGACGGTCGGCGATCCAGTAGTAGGAGAAGTCGCCGAACGCGATGGACTTATTCCCCGCCGCGACGGAGGGCATGAACTCACTCGTCACGATGCGGTGGCCGAGAATCGTATCCGGTGCGTTTTCCGTGATACCCGGACGCCAGAGGTATTGGCCATCGCCGTCCTTCAGCTTGCGCAGCAGCTTCACGGTCGTGTCGTTGAGCACGAAAACCGCACCCTTGCGGTACGGTGCGCGGAGTGAGTAGACGAGGTCGATCAGCTCGTCGCCCGTGATCGCGGCAGCACCCGCGGTGGTCACACCAATCTCCGCGCCTCCGGAGGCATTGAGGATACCGATGGGCTTACTTACGCCATTGCCGTTGAGGAACGCGTCCTCTTCCTTGTCACCGATGCGCTTGGCGAACTGCTCGGATACATATCCTTCGATGTCGAAGATGCTGTCCGACAGCAGTTCTTCCGACACCTTGATCATGGTCGCGAGCTTGTACGCGCCAAGGACGACCTGCGAGAATGAATCGTCCGAGAGGGGATAGGTGCCCTCTTCATCGACCCAGTCGGCGGTGCCTTTTGACGCAACCACCGGAATTTTCCGATCGCCGTAGCTGGTCTGAATCACGTGGCAAAGCGGACGCAGCACATTCGCATTCGTCAGCTTCTGCACCAGCGTCTTTTCAAACTCATCCGGTACAAGATAGCCGCCCTCGCTGTCGGTACCTTCGACCAGGGAGTTGAGAATCTCCGGTCGCGGATTCTTCGAGCGGATCGCGTTCCAGAACGCCTTTTTGTATGCGTCGGACGCGCGGCCAGTCTTTTGCTCCGTATTGGTTTGCGCGGGCTTGCTGGTCAACGGGTCGGCCGTTGGTTTGTTGAGCTCGGCATCCATCGCCGCCTGACGTTCCAAGCGCTCGACTTCTTTGCCGAGCGCGACGACCTCGGCCTCCATCTTTTCATATGCGCCTGCGTCCTCGGCGGAGAGCAGGCCGTCCGTGCCGCGCTTGACGTCCAGAAACACCTTTGCGGCATCCCATTTCTTCGCGCGGTTCTCGCGCAGCTGTAGAATCGTATTCATTCATTTCCTCCTTAGTGTGAAATCAAAGAGAGCCGCTGATAAAGCGGCTCCACGGGGTATCTCGATTCGGTTGCTTGGGCAACGAGGGCCTCCTCCATAGCAGGTGGTTTACTTGCCTGTTTTCGTTGCACCTTGTTGAGCAGCGAGTTCGTGACCGCGCGACGCGAGAAGCTGAACACAGCATCATCGTGCTTCGCTTGTTTCTTCTCGTCCTCCAGCACACCGTCCGCAAAACCAAGCTCAATCGCTTTATTCGCGTTCATCCACGTTTCCGCATCCATGAGGTGCGCGAGCTTCGCGCGGGACATGCCCGTTTTCAGCTCATACGCGTTGATGATGCTCTCCTTCACCTCATCCAGCATGGCGATGGCTTTCTGCATCTCATCACTGTCGCCGATGGCTACCGTCAACGGATTGTGGATCATGAGTAAACTGGTCGGGGCCATGAGTACCTCGGTTCCCGCCATAGCGATGACCGATGCGGCAGACGCCGCAATGCCATCGATCTTCACCGTAATATGCCCCTTGTAATCCATGAGCATGGTGTAGATCTGGCTCGCCGCTACGCAGTCGCCGCCCGGGCTGTTGATCCAAATCACAACGTCACCCGCTCCGGCATTCAGTTCGTCCCTGAACATCCTTGGGGTGACGTCGTCTTCAAACCAGCTCTCTTCGGCGATCGTGCCGTTCAATGTCAATGTTCGGGTGCCGTCCTCGTTTCGCACCCAGTTCCAGAATTGCTTTTTCAAGCGGAATCCTCCTTTTTTGTCGCGTTTGCAAACACCCCCGCATCCTCCAGCTTCGTCATGGCGCCGTTGATCAGGTATAAGTCCCCACCAAGATCAGGTGAAATGCGGTCGAGGTTCTCCAGTTCGCGGATATCATTCGCGCTCATCCAGCCATTCTGCCTCGCGGTGGCGTACCCAGTCATTCGGGAGGCGTAATCGCCGCGTAGAAGTCCATCGACGTTAAACTTAATGAAGTACGTCGGCTTTTCGCTTTCGCTGAACAGTACCCGACACATGCTCTGTTCCCAGCGCACAACCCAGGGATCGAGCGTGTATTTGACGAACTCCAGCGACTGCTGTTCGATGTTGCTGAACGACGATTTCTCCAAGTCCGCCAGCATATGCGGTGGCACGCGGAAGATGCGCGCGATCTCGTTGATCTGAAACTTGCGCGTTTCCAGAAACTGTGCCTGTTCCGGCGCGATCCCGATGGGCGTATACTTCATACCCTCTTCGAGCACCGCGATCTTGTGCGCATTCGCGCTGCCCTGATATGCCGAGTTCCAGCTTTCCTTGACCCGCTGCGGATCTTTGATCGTCCCGGGGTGTTCCAGTACGCCGGACGGTGCCGCGCCGTTGGCGAAGAACTTTGCGCCATACTCCTCTGTTGCAATTGCTAGTCCGATCGCATTCTTCGCCATGGCGATTGGGCTGTAACCGATCAGGCCGTCGAACCCGAGTCCGGGAATGTGCAGTACGTCCGAAGGAGAAAGTGTCACCCAGATTGATTTGCCCAATGTTGCGAGATCTTCTACACTCCTCTGGTACGAATAAAAAAGCCGACCGTTTTGATCACGGTCGACTGTCATTTTGTTCGGCATGAGCGGGTAGAGCGCGATCACCTCGCCTCTGGCGTTTCGAATGATCTGCGCGTAGGCGTTGCCCCACAAGAGCAGGTGGCTCATGAGCGTTTCCCGAAACGCGAAGCTCGTCATCTCGGGGTTTGGTTCGTCGTGCAGCAGCCGGTAGAGCGGATGCTTGAACGCTTTTTCTTTCCCGCCACTGTCGTTGTACCGGTAGACGTTCAGCGGCAGGCCCGCGACGGTTTCGGACAGAATCCTCACGCAGGAGTACACCGCTGTCATCTGCATGGCGGTCGTTTCGTTCACTGGTTTCCCGCTCGATGTGCCACCGAAGAAGAAACTATAGCGGCTACCGTTGAGAGAGTCTTTCGGCTTGTCACGGGAGTGAAATATAGCGCGAAGTGGATTCATACGTTTCCTCCATGGAACATTTGATTGACATACATAGAAAAAAGCAGTAAAGTGGCACTTGTGTGGTGTATTTCCGCACCATACAATATTTTAATTGAGGTATTTGATGTACAGCGACAAGACCATCGTCTGCAAAGATTGCGGACAAGAATTCACCTTTACTGCCAACGAGCAAGAATTTTTCGCCGAAAAAGGCTTTACGAATGAACCGCAGCGCTGCAAAGCCTGCCGTGTAGCTCGTAAGGGCAACTCCCGAGGCGGTTCCCGCGATGGCGGATACCGCGATAATGCGCCGCGTCAGATGTATGACGCAGTTTGCTCGGAATGCGGCAAAGCCTGCCAGGTTCCCTTCCAGCCCCGTACCGACCGACCTGTCATGTGCAGCGATTGCTTCAGAAGTAACCGGTAAATCAAAAGGCACATCCGTAAAAGGATGTGCCTTTTCTA